TAAACTCTAAAGATAAGCGAGGGTTAACAGCATCTAACAACAAATCATTAAACTTTATGTTTGTTTCTGCTAGTTCACGGAACGGTTCCATACCTTTCCACATATTATCTAGATCTGCTTGCTGTCTAGTTACCCTGTTCATTGCTCTGATAAGACGCTGAGAAAAAGAAACTCCAACAGTTTCTTCAGCAAGAGTAGCAAGAGGTGAGGCTAAACGTCTAAACCTAACAATAGTATCTTGCGCTGCTGGTATAGTACGTCCTACATCAGACAACAAACGACCAGTTGTCATATCTAATAGATCTTGACGCAGCAAAGCCATATCATCTAAAGTCTCAAACGGCTCATCTAGTTTAGAACGCAACCCTTTAATAGTTTTATTAGAACGTATAACTTTATTTAATTGACGCATATCTACGCCCATATTTTCAGCGTAACCTACCATGCGTTTATAAAAACTAGGAAGTTCTTTTGGCAAAGCACCTTGCCGTCCTACTACATCACCAAGATATTCTATGTCTCGCAACAATAACTGAGTAGCAAGTTCTTCATCAGTAATATCTGTAGGAGCACGTTGTACTCTAGCTTCTTTAGCTAATTTTTCTTGTAGCCTTGCTCTTTCAGTGTTAAACTCTTCTATTGTTCTAAACCTACCAACAAAAGAAGGCTCAAGAAGTTTGTCAAAACCTCTTCCAAGAATATTACCAAAGCCTCCATACAACAAAGCACTAGTTATACGGCCTTCTCCTCCTTCACCAGAAGCAAGACCATATGTAACACCTTCGACCAAACCCTGATCAGCCAGTGAGTACATTCCAAGTTTAGTCAACCCTCTAGACAAACCAACGCCTGTCCCTAGTGTACCTAAAAATTCAGCAGCAGTACCTAATTGACCAACTTCTGGGTTTTCTTGCTGGAATACTTTTCTTGCAGCCTCATAACGAGACTTAGCTTCTTCATAAGATTGATCTGTTTTTGCAGCAACTACAGCACTAGCAAGTTCACCAAGCAAACCAAAAGTAACACCTTCCCCAAACTCAATAGCAACACCTTTAGCGCGTTCAAATCTTTCATTTGTTATTTCACCAAGAATATCTTGTGCTTCTTTTGGCACAACAATATCTTTAGTAGGTATTCTTGTTGGTTCTTCCCTAAAAAGATCCCTAGCTTCTTGAGGTATGACAAGACCACCAGACTTTACTGGCGCTTGTGCTATTGTTTCTTCTGAAACTAACTGTCTTTCTGGTGTAGTAACTTCAGCAAGAGCTTGTTCAGGTACTAAATTACGTTGTGGTACAGAGACAAGACTTAACGCTTCTTCAGGTACACGTTGTGCATCAACAGTTACTTCAGGAAATCTACCACCACGTTGAGGTACTTTGACTTTTGATAGTGCTTCTGTAGGTACTAGTTCTCTATCAGGTACTTTGACTTTTGATAGTGCTTCTGTAGGTACTAGTTCTCTATCAGGTACTTTGATCTCTTCAAGTAATATTTTCTTAGCACGTTCAGGTACTTTGACTTTTGATAGTGCTTCTGTAGGTACACGCTGTGCATCAACAGTTACTTCCGGAAAACGACCTGATCTTTTAGGAACAGATATAGGACCAACAGTTTCTTCAGGAACACGACTACGTTGAGGTACTTCAATATCCTCAAGCAATATCTTTTTAGCACGTTCAGGTACTTTAATTTTTGCTAGTGCTTGTTCAGGTACACGTTGTGCGGATACTTCTACTTCAGTAAATCTTCCTGATCTTTTTGGAACTTTAATTTCTTCTAAAGTTTGAGTAAGTTTTTTTGTTTGTTTTGGTATATCTTGAAGTTCATCTTTTCTTAAAGCACCAAAACGCCTTACAACGTCTTTAACAGGTATTTTAAGAGCAGAAGATAATTGCTCTGCTGTTGCACCGTACTTAATTGCTTCCTCAACTTTAGCTCTGGTATGTTTTGGATCACGCACAACAACACCTGCATTCCAAGAACGCTTACCAGTTTCTTTATTTATTAAAACAGGGCTGTTATATGCAATCAACTCTTGTACAGAAACACCAAACTTATCCGCAACTTGTTTTGGAGTTTCTCCAGACTGTATAACATGAGATAATTGAGAATATGCTCTTGATTCCATATTAACGACCAAAACCCTCTTTTTCTCTTCTTTCTCTAAAAGGACGTTCTCTTTCTTCTTGAGTTATTCTACGCCCTGCATCAATAGCGCGTTGCCTATCTTCAGGATTATTAGGATCAAGATCAGGATTAGCTTCCAAAATTAAACGAACAGCTTCTTCTTCTTTAGCTCTCTCTGCTTCGCGTCTAGCGGCAAACGCTTCAGACTTAGCAAAAGGTTCTGGATAATTTTCTCGTAACCATGCCTCTACCAAAACTGACGCTTCATTTTCAGGCTTATCTGTAACCAAATCAGCTATTTCACTTTTTTGTTCGTCTGTTAAATCTTCTATAACAGAAGTTATATCATCAGAAAATATATCTACATAGTCTCCTTCTGCTGCAATACGATTCATTACAAAACTTACAACACCTTCTGCTCTTGTTGACTTTACTGGATCAAGACCAGAAGTAGCAGCGGCAATTTCTTTTTCTAACTTACTTTTAGAGTAAGATCTCCAAGCTACTTTTTGCCCTAAAGCGTCTTTAGGAACCTCAATACCATTAGCTTCCATTTCTTGTATTTCTTTAGCAGTTGGTTGTCTACCAATACGCTCAATATGTTCTGCCCTAGATGTTTCAAGTTCAAGATGTTCTTGTTCAACCATGTCAACAGCACGTTGGAAACCCTGCTCTTCAAGTTTTTTTGCTTGTGCTTTGTACTCATCTGAACCGTAAGCATATTGCTCTAAACTAGCTTTAGCTAATTTAAGTCTATTACCTAATATAGTTGCTTCGTTATTAACAGCATCATACTCAGCTTGACGTACTGCTGCTTCTTGTCTATCAGCTTCGCCAATAAACTGAGTCATATTAGATTGACCCGTTTGACGAGATACAGCAACCATAGCTTCTTCTAAAGATTCCATTTCAGCTTTAATAGCCTCAACTCTAGATTGATTACCTAGAGCAGAAAACTCAGACATTCTTCGTTGAGCATCAGCCATACGCTGTTGTAGCGCAGCTAAACTTTCTTGTCCTGCTGTTTGCACAGCCGTTCGTTTTGCAGTTTGGGCAGCAAGAATTTGATCAGGTGTTTTAGCTTTTGAAAGCATATAGTCAGCCTGCTCAACAGGCGTCATACGCTTCATTCTTTCTGCGTCTTCTTTTTGCTGGCGGTTTAAAGCCATAATACCCGGAGTTTGTCCTAACCCTTGAGCAGCTTCAAACAAACCTTGCTGGTAAGAAGGCTGTAACAGTCCCTGTAAAAATGTTTGTGAAAACCTAGCCATAATTATTCACCTAACCTTAATCAAAAATACTACCAAGAAGAGAACCAAACAAAGATCCTATTCCGTCATCCGTTTTAACAGGAGAGAACATACCACCAAGGATTCCTGAACCAATACCACCCAGCAAGTTAGCCCTAGCTTGTTCAGCAATCAGTCTAGCCTCAAGACCACTCATCATAGTCTCACCGTACTGACCAGCACCGAACAACTGTGCCTGCTGCTGTAACTGTGGGAACAGTGACGTAGCTTGAATAGCGTTCAGAAGCTGTGCTTGTGGTACGTATGCACCGCCTAGCGCGCCAAGACCAAGCTGTTGTTGTGCCTGTTGTAGACCCATACGACCACTCAACAAACCAGCACCACCAGTAAGAGCTTGCAACGCTTGAGCTTGTTGTGCTGCCTCTAACGCTTGTCGTTGTCCTGCAAGACCAGAACCTAGCCCTGCAAACTGAGCGCCAAGAGCCGCCTGTTGACGTTGTTCTGCCTGTGCCTGTTCTATAGCCATAAGAGCCGCTCTATTTTGAGCTTCTTCTTGTGCCTGTGCCATCGCTAGTTGCTCTGGTGTACCACCAAACATAGCAGTCTGTACACCACCACGACCTTGAGCAAACAAACGCTCTTCTAGAGCCAGTCTCTGTCTTTCTTCTTCACCAAGCTGTGTAGCCCTAATTCTGTCGTACACCTCTTGTTCTCTAGTACCCATAGGCATACCAGCCTGACCCATGAACTGACCACCAAGACCAAACGCTTGTCTAGCTGCTGCTTTTTGTTGAGTTAAACCAAACGGATCAGCACCAAGACCAATACGACCAGCAGTTATAGCTTCTTGACCAGCCTCTCCTAACAAAGTAGTACCAAGAGGACCAGCAGAAGACAAACGTGTAGCCGCTGTTCCTAGTAATTGATTTTGTAGAGCAGTTTCAGCAGGAGAAAGAGTCATGCTAGGAGTTAAACTAGTGATAGCACCAGTAATAGGATCAACAGAAGGAGTGTAACCAAACGTACCGCCTGTCCCTGTCGTCAGAGTGTAGGGTTTAAACTGAGACAAAGCTAATGCTTGTTCAGCCAGTCCTACTGCGCCGGGAATAACTTTACCGTCTACCGTAGTGCCTAGAACAGCTTGTTCTCCAATTTCTCCTAGCCTGTCGTAAGCAGATTTAGTTAATGCAGAGCCACCTGCAACAGCCGCACCACCAACGAGAGGACCAAGAAGACCGCCTAAAAAACTACCAAGTCCGCTTTCTTCTTCCATTAGTAAGCCCCTCTTTTCTTATTATAATCTATCATAGCGTTTTACCTATCAGTGCTAGTACATTCATTTCCTGTATGGACAGTGCGTATCCGTTGATGTCTGTTTCAAGACCAACGCTAATTACTGAGCCGTAGCCTGTCGTGTTAATAGAAGAACGACTAATAATTGTACCTTCTTCAGAAAACTCTGCTACGTTGTACTCAGACTGTCCGTAGAATCCGGGTGTAGCACTGCTAGTTCTAAACGTGCTAGTGCTGGTTGCTGTTGAAAAATCGTAAGACCACTTGAGAAAAATGTCTGCGTTGTTTCCGCCAATAATCGTAGGTCTAATCTTCTTCAGCATCTTAATACGCGACGGGTCGCCAAAGCTTAAGCCGGGACTGTAGTAACGGAAACGATAAACACTACCGTTGTCAAAGTAGTTGTTGTACGTACCTATACCGGCTGTTGTGCCTATGTATATGTCACCGTTTCTGTCCCTGTGGAAACACTTGAAGTCCACACTAGGCCATCGTGTTACCCTGTACGCACCGTTCTCCAGTGTGCCTCGTACATCAAAGCAGTACACAAGGTTAAGATCAGGAAAGCACAGAAGATAGAAGTAGTTCTCAGGACTGTACACTGCACTAACGGATTGTGTTTTTGCCAGTGTGTTAGCAATCAGTTCTTGTTTGATGTTTCTGCTCAAGTCGGTAATAGGCAAAGACTTTTCTTGTATAGATCGTCCTAAGCTCCTAAGACCTGTCTGCGTCAAAAACAACAAGTCTGTTCCTATGTTCTGTACACTCTTTCTGTCTACACAACCGACACCCGGAATGGTGTCTTGTATAGCCATTGTTGCTGGACTCTCTGCACCACCGTACACCAGCGTATTGTTTTCACCAAAGACCACTAGCAGTCCGTTGTGTGCCGCTATAGCTACAACCTTGTCAAACCCGTTAGGCCACGCCTTAGACACATCAATAGATCCGCTAGATCCACCAGAGAAATCGTGTCCTATTAACAAGTCAGACCAGTAGATCGTGT